TTAAGAATAGAGTTTGAGGTTTTTGGCCGCTTGTTTAGCGTGTGGAAAAGGTATGAGTTTTGATGGGTAATAAACATAAGATTGCTCTAACTTGTTTAGCATTGCTTGTTTTGGCATGGTGGTTTAGGTACGACACAACCTGCGCAGGCTCATCATCAGGTGGAATACCTTGCGTTTCGTATGATAGATTTACTGGAAATTTAATTTACACCCAAGAACACATTAAACCTAAAGATGATTAAACATGAATAAATCTTATTTAATTGCATTATTATTTATTTTATTTTCCACTACTAACTCATATGCAAATGAAGCTGATGCAAAAATACAATTAGAGCTTGGAAAAATAGAGGCAAATAACAAGAATTATGAAAAATCAATCGAGCACTTTAAAGGCTGTGTATTACATTTTACTGGATGCGCCTATAACATTGGAGTGAACTACGAAAAGATTGGTCAGCCAGACAATGCAATTCCTTGGTACAACATATCAGCAAGGCAAGGTCTTAAAGAGGCAAAACATCGTCTTGCAGTTCACAATCAACCGATCCCAGATAATGACCTAGAGCGAGAGTTTAAAGCCAAACAAAAAACATCACAAAGTGAAGGTCCGTCACAAGGGTTGTGGAATGCAGTAAATGCAATATTATCCGGCTATAACCGTGGTGCAGATTCAGTATTAAGAAGTAAGCAAAGAAACGCATCCTGCACTACTATCGGGAATACTACTGATTGTTATGAATATTAGGCTGCAAACAAATGAAGGCGGCGCTGCAGATCATCCAAGCAATATTCAGTGGCAGACTAAAGCAGATGCCAAGGCTAAGGATAAGTTGGAGCGTAGAGGATGCTAGTATTTATTGAAGCAACTAATAGCAAGTCTATTAATCATATTTGCAAACATAATTTATGTTAATATAAGCTCACTATGCCAGTATATATTGCAATACCATTAATAACAGATTCTAAACCTTTAAAGCAAGCAGTCGAATCTACTTTGCCTAATGAAAGTAGATATGAATTACAGGCTGATAGCGGCTGGCTGATACATTTTAGTGGCACAACCATTGAGCTAACTAACCATCTTGGTATTACAGGGCAGGAGCATGGGGAGCCATCTCCAGTAGGATCCGCAATGGTCGTCCCTATAACAAACTATTACGGCAGAGGACCTACAGATATGTGGGAGTGGTTAAAAATACGGATGGAGCAATGATGAGCGCCCAATCCATAAATAAAAAGAAGATTGCAGATGATGCTCCATCAGGAGCACCACAAACTGTACCTAAGGACATTGGGTTCGGCCATCCTGAATATCAGTTTGTTCAATCTATTATGGAAATGCAAAAATCACTAGGCGAGATTAATTCATCAATAAAGACACTTAACGCATCTGTATCTAGTGCAAATTCAAAAGTTGATGACTTGGTTAAATGGAAAAATATGATAGTAGGCGGCGCTTTTGTAATTGGAGTTGTACTTAGTGGTACATATGTAATTATTAGTAAAGCGTCTGATTATCTAACATTGTCTTTTAAATCTCAGGAAATCTCACAATCCGCAGCTAAAGAGAAAAAATGAATTGAACATTTAATATATCTCTTTCCCAACCTGCTTCGGCAGGTTTTTTATTACCCATTCAACTGTACGCTTATAGTTGACAGTTCCGCAACCGCCCACTGAGGCGGTTTTTTTACGTCCTAAATCAGCCAATCCGTCTATAACAAAAAATAAAATCTTAGTATGCTAAAATATTTGTTGCATTTTGTTTCTTAGCTTGCTAAGATTCACACATCGCTACAAAACATCGTTTCGATACTTCCCCAAAGTTCAAGGGTGAAAGCTTCGGTGAGTAGCCCTCTTTTTTAGGTGAATGAAAATGAATTTATTGCAATCAGGTTTAGCAATGCAGGCAATGCAAGTTAAGGCAAAAAAAGTAGCCGTATTGCCAACAGAAAAGACTATAGAGCACTTCGCGGCACAAGGTAAGGCATTGGTGCATAAGCCGTCTAATTTAGAGGCGTTACGTGCTGAGAAAGAAGCTAAGAAAGCGCGTGAAGCACAACGCCAGATGATGGCACATACATCGCCAGAGGCGGCTTAATCATGCCCTTACTAGAGCAATACATCATTGACCAAGACGGCAACAAGCGTGTGGTGTTTGAAGAATCTGAAAACAAGCACGCCAACGAGTTTGCAGAGTACCAAGCTGGCTATGAAGCCGCACCAAACAAGCTTGATTACAACATGCAACTGATGAAGAAGATTAGAGCGAGGCATCCGCTATGAAAACACTTTACTCAATATTATGGGCGCTGATTATTGCCTTGGTATTTTTCGGTGCAACACACATCCAGCAACAGTTAAACGCTGAGATTGATAAGCGTGCAAATGCAAAGTTTAAAGATGGTTGGTGCAATGTTGAAATGTCAGGAAGTGACGCATCAATCGAATGTAGCAGAGTGAGCAAGATATGAGTTTTATCAAGCATTACCTCTATTGCCGCGAGTTTGGCAGCGGAATAGTTAAGAGTTTTTTGAGAGCAATAAAAGTAAGTATTTAGGATTTTCAACTATCGGCATAGTCCCGATTAAGAAAGGTATCAAATGGAAGCAAATACAGAGTTAGCAGTACAGCAAGATTCTCAACTTAACACTATTGAGCCAAGTCGCTTGTCGTCACTGTCAATCATGAGCAGTGATGACCACATGGCTAGAGTTACAAAAATAGCGAAGTTAATGGCATCAAGCAAAGTTAGCATTCCTAAACATTTGCAAGGCAATGAAGGTGATTGTGCTGCAGTTGTCATGCAATCAATGAATTGGGGCATGGATCCGTTCATTGTCGCCCAAAAAACACACTTGGTTGGCAGCACCTTGGGGTATGAGGCGCAGTTAGTTAATGCTGTTGTTTGTTCAAGCAAAGCCATATCTGGAACATTCAGCTATGAATATAAAGATGAAGTAGGCAGCGGTGCGTCTATGTCTGTTAGTTGCAGAGTAGGAGCGGTTCTTCGTGGACAGAGTGAAATCACTTGGGGCGAGTGGCTAAACAGTAATTCAGTTACCACTAAAAATAGTCCTCTCTGGAAAACAAACGTAAAACAGCAGATGAGCTACTTGCAGGTAAAAAACTGGTCAAGACTTTATGCCCCTTCTGCAATCCTTGGCGTTTACACATACGATGAATTGTTAGATTCACCAATTAAAGACATTAACGCTGCACCGCCTCGCCCACGTAACGGCGCTGAATATGGTCGCCAAGCTCAAGAGCAGCAACAAGGCCGTGTAATTGATTCAGGCCAAGAAGAGCAACGCGCAGGATTGATTAACGCGCTTGAAGCATTTGCCGCAAAAGGCAGTGCGCCATTCTTGACCCAATGGAAAAAAACAGCGCGTGAAGAAAGAGTGCTTATTGGTGAGCCTGAATACCTAAGAATCTTAGCTAAAGCTGAGGAAGCAGACCTTAACCAAAAGCCTGCAGTTGATGCTGACTTTGTAGATCAAATGAACAAAACAGAGGCAGATCAATAATGTTTGAGAACCAGAATCTAATCAGCCCAGAGCAAAGAACCGAAGATTGGTACAAGGCGCGTGCTGGAAAGTTTACTGGCTCTCGCTTTGTAGATGTGTTAGCTAAAGGAAATAAGGCTTACACAGACCTAATCAATCAGATCGTAGTGGAGCGTCTAACCAATGATTATATTGATACTGGCATGGATTCCTACGCGCTTAAATGGGGTCGTGATGTAGAGCCTTTCGCAAGGCAAGCATATAGCTTTTATACAGGAAACAGAGTTACTCAAGCGCAGTTTAAAGACCATCCTGTTTATAGCTTTGTAGGGGTTTCACCAGATGGTCTTATTTCAGAGCAAAAAGGTGGATCAGAGTTTAAGTGCCCTAAAGACCCAAAAATTCACATTGACCGCTTTATAAATGGAATGAACGAAAAAGAGTTTATGCCGCAGGTTCAAGGTTGCATCTGGTGCTACGAGTTTGATTGGTGGGATTGGGTGAGCTTTGATCCGCGAATGCCAGAGCACGCAAAGCTATACATACAAAGAGTATGGCGCGATGACAAATACATCGCAAATTTAGAGAAAACAGTATTAGTAGCAGAAGGTGAAGTAAGGGAAAAGCTGGATAAGTTCAAGCCAGAAACCATTGAAGCACTTTTAAATAATTACGACCAAAGGAAAACATCATGAACGCACCATTACAAACAGTAGAAGCAGAAAAAATTGCTAGCCAAGAGTTGGTTACGCTAGACCCAAAAACTTACGTTGCAGCAGTATATGAGCCATTCAGTAACCGCCTACAGGCAGCGATTAAATCTTCATCAAAAGTAACTTATGCCATAGCAACTAAAGAAGGCATGGCAACGGCTAAAGAATGTCGCGCCCTATTCCGCACTATTCGCCTTGATTGCGATAAAGAGCGTGCAGCACGTAAAGCGCCAATTATAGCTATTGGTAAATTGTTGGAATCAGCATACACCGAGATTGAAACGGCGGTTAAGGCACATGAAGAAAAGTTCGATGCAGACATTAAAGCAGAAGAGCAACGCCTAGAGGATGAAAAAGCAGCGAAGCTAAAAGCCGAAGAACAGGCAAAGGCCGCTATTCAAAACAAGATTGATGCCATCAAAAACAAGCCTCTTGGTGTGATGAATAAAACAGTGGCAGACATTGAAGAGGCTATCGCGGAGCTATCACCGCTAATCCCTACACCTGCAGAGTTCGGTGAGCGCTTCATTGAGGCTGAATATGCACTTAAAGGTGCGCTGGAAACACTTAATAGCATTCTAGCAGGCAAAAAAGCGCAAGAGCAGTTAGAGGCACAAAACAAAGCAGCAGAAGCGGAAGCGGCTGAACAGGCTAAAGAGGCTGCGCGTGTGGATGGCATCAAAGCAAAGATCCAGAACATTAAGAACTACATCATTAAAGGATCTGATTGTGACTTTTCTAGTCAGCTTGCATCGCTTGCAGAAGAGCTTGAACTAATCTCTATCACTGAAAAAGAGTATCAAGAATTTACCGAAGAGGCACTGGCCGCCGCATCAAAATCAATGCAGTTTCTATTGAAGCAAAAGGCTGTTTTGCTAAATACAGAACTTGAAGAGAAAGCCGCTAAAGAGGCCGCTGAAATCAAAGCGCGCCAAGAGCTTGAAGCGAAGATTATTGCAGAGGCTAAGAACGATGACGGTGCTGTTGTTGACGCGACATTTAACGAATCTGACTTTAAGAATGTGTTTGCAGAACCAATACAGAAAATTGCAAACGCTAAGCGCCCTACTGCTCAAGCAATCATCGCCCTAGTAGCTACTACATACAAAGTTGAGGCAAAGACCGCAGAGCGTTGGTTGGCTCAATCGTTTGGTGAGTTGAAGGCGGCGTAATAAAACGGCGTGTAACTTCGAGCGTTCTTTATTAAATCGAAGTCGATTGACTGGCGTAAGCAGTCACATGAATTAAGCCGACTTTATAACGTGGCGCATCACTAAAGCCAATGCGTAGGCTACCTCACTGGGGTTAAGTCGGTTTAATTGATGGGTAATGCGCAGGCTGATGCGCAAACGGTAACTTAGAGATAAGTGCTTATAAGGGAGTAGGTTAATTTATTTAACTGCTATGTAAACGCGCCGAAGCACTGAGCCAGAAACACAGCACTGGTACCCATCACCAATTTTATGAAAGGTAGATCATGGCTGATTTAACACTACACGTTAAACGTGAATATTTTGAACAAATGCGCGATGGCACTAAGCCAGAAGAATTTAGATTGTGCACACTCTACTGGAAAAAGCGACTTGAGAAGTATTACGACAACGTTGTTATTTGCCTTGGTTACCCAAAGAAAGATGACCAGAGCAAAAGAATTGTAAGAAAGTGGCGCGGTTCAGTTATTAAAACAATCACTCATAAACACTTTGGAAGTAATCCAGTAGCGGTTTATGCAATAGATGTTAGAGGTTAATCATGGCAAAGCATAAAAAGGTAAAAGGCGGCGAACGCAAAAATCGCAAAGAGATTAGACGATCCAAAGGCCATAAGGTATGAAAAAGCAAAAGAAACGCACCAAAGCATTTAACCCTAACAAGCATCGCATCAACAGTTTGGCAGGATTAAACGTGATTAAAAAGCACCAGCCATTAACGATAGATGAACAAAGAGAGTTGTGCCAAAGCGCAGTTACCTCACTCAATGCCATGCAGTTTGGAATAGACCTAAGCCCGAATGATTTTACGATCCTATGTGATGTTATCAATATCTCGCTAGTGTTTACTGAAAGAGGTCTAGGCAAAGAATATTTAGATGAATTGTATGCGGCGCGTGATGCTTTGCAGAGAAGCAAAATGCGTTTCTTAGACACTGGAAAGCTTGGATTTTTTGGCCCCGATTTAGACACTATGAAATTCGCACTTAAGGTACACAACTGGCAGTTAGAGCGTTGCAGCTTTGGAATGTTTGAGAGCGCCTACGAAACGCAAAATGCGCGTATTAAAGCAGGTAATTTTTATAGAGGTGAAAGTGAAAGGTTAGCGGCATGAAAACAGTTAAATTAGTTAGCTTAGTAGCATTTGCAATGTTCTTATGGCAATGCGGAATGTATGCACTTGGTGTTCCGTCAGACTTACCTATGTGGCGCTGGCTTCTTGGTATTTCATGTTTAGGTTTTTCAGTTGGTATTGCTAATTGGGCTAATAAATGAACGCTGAAATGAAAAGCAGATTGTTAGGCATGGTTTTAGAAGTATGCAAAAGCTATGGGATGACCGCTAAAGATGTTCAGGAAATATTCAACAAAAGAACTATCGAAGGCGGCATGAAAATATTGGAGCAAAAAAATGGCTAAAAACTACTTTACGGATGAGCAGGTTAAATCGCTAGTTAAGTCGTCTATGGCTTGGGCTGAAAATATGCAACTTAGCATTCGACAATTAGCTGAATTTAAATCCATTATGAACCTAGCAGTAGAAGAGGCGATTGTGCGTGTAGGCACAGTTGAATGCGCTGATGTAGCTGAATACTCAACAGAATATTGGGGGATTTTGCACGAACCAGTAACGCTAGGCGAACCCCTCTACTCAGTCAAAGAATTGGATAACTAACATGACTGATTTAATTAGCAGTATCAAACGTAATGCAGATGGGGTGGAGTGATGTTATTCCATCCAATGAATAAATGTAGCAAGTGCAAGCTAAGTGGATTTAAAGGCGCAAGATGCCCTCGCTGTGGGAAGCTAATTTAAAAGGAAGGTGAATGATTGTGGATAAATGTAAATGTGACTTGAGGACAAAATTAGTTGGTGATGGTTGCCAACACTGTAATCCTCAAATAACAATTGATAGTTTAATTGAGGAACTCCAAACCCTACGCGCCAAAGTAGCATCGGCAGAGGTGTTGGTGGAGGCTTTGCGTACAGTTATGAACGAGGCAGAAGAAATAGTATTACACGACACTAATTTTGTAGCTGTTCCTTTTGAAATATTTGACAAGATGGAAGATGAATACGAAGCCCTGACCACCTACGACAAACTTAGTGAGGTTAAACATGACACAAAATAATGACGAGGTGTTGATTGCTAAAAAGGAATTACTGGAAGACTTAGTCGATAGAATGTCTGGAGTTTATTCTGACTACCACAAAGAGATTGTTCAAGACGAATTGAATGATACTTTAGAAGCTATAAGCAATTTACTACCAATATCGCAGAACGAACAGCAACCTAAGCAAATACCAGAGGGGTGCGCTATCGTAAACGTGGAAGATTTAATAAACCTTGCAGTTTCGTATTGTGAGGATGGAATGCACCCAGACGATTTGGAGCGCGATATTCGAGCCATGCTTAACGCAGCACCAACCAATACGGAGGTGGGGGAATGACTAACCAAGTAAATCAAGAGTTTGAGAAGTGGTGGTACGGAACGGATGCTAATTTAATTTTACGTAGTAGAAATTCAGCAGAAGCGGGCTACCAAGCCTGCACCCAAGCCAGTGAAAGTGAAATAAACTCACTTAAGCAACGTGTGCATGAAGTAGAAGCTAGGGCATTAGAAGAAAGCAACAAATATGTAGAGTATTGCAATCTAGCGGAAGCAAAAATAGCAGAACTAACCGCATCTAACAATCAGTTGCATGAGGCTTTGGAAAGAATGGTTGAATCTTATCAATATGAAGCTAGTAGCGAAAATGAATCATTGCTTAATGCTTTTAAAGTGTTGGAATCAACCACTGCACAATCACTAGCAGAGCATGATAACGCCACCATCGACCGCTGTAAAAACATTGTAGCAGATGACGCACTAGCGATTACGTTTCAAAGCATGGGCGCATATAGAAGCGCGATCATCAAACAAATAGGTGAACTGAAAGCCACACCATAACCAGAAAATTCTACGTTGAATGCACTAACACTAAGTGTGAAGTAAAAGGATTTGCCGCAGCATCACAGCTAGCAAGTAAGCTATTTAAAATGGGACATGAGCCTGAAATTACGATTAAGTACAAACAAGATAAGTTGGAAGGGAAATAAGATGAATTTACTAAAAACAGAAGAGACTGCGAAAAAGGTAGGCGTGTGTGTAGATCACTTTAGAAAGATCATCAAGCATCAACCAGATTTTCCAAAGCCAATTAAGCTTACGCCCAAGGCACACCCAAAATGGAGTGAAGAAGCAATTGAAGAATATTTAAAAAAGAAAGCGGCCTAGTCTAATTTTGAAACTAAATCACTTGCGGCTTTGTTGTAATAAACCAGCAACATTTTCAAATCTTTGTGACCGACAACGCGCGCCAATTCAAGCACTTCTAACTTAGATGCCAGGCGCGTAATAGCTAAATGCCTAGTGTCATGGAAATGCAGATCGTCAATAGCAACTAGCTTCTTAGCCTTTCTAAATAGACTATCAAGCTGGCTAGTATTGATATTAAATACATACGTTTTATCAAGCCCTTTGCACTGCTCAAGTATGGCCATCGCCGCCTTGCTCAAAGGCACAGACCTAATGCCGGTATAAGTTTTAGAATCATTTATCTTCGCAACGCGATCATTTATATCTGACCATTTTAGATTGCAAATTTCTTGCGCACGAAAAGCTGTTTCAATTGCAAACATAAAAGCAGCACCAACTCGGCTAGTTATAGTAGTTAGAATTGCATTGTTAGAATAGTTAAGTGCAAAACATAGCCTGTCTATTTCGTCATCTGTAATGATTCGATCTCTAGGTGGCTGGCCTTGTGGCTTCTTTAGCCCTTTCATTGGATTATCTTTCAGGTACTCCCACTCAGTAATAGCAATCTGTAAGCAATGACTTAATAAAGCCCACTCGCGTAACACCGATAAAGCACTAACTTCTTTAAGCCGCCTGTCGCGCCATTCTGCAAATGTATTCTTAGTTAAATCGCCTATCTTAATCTTGGCGACTTCATCGTTAAGAAACTTGTTGATGCGGATTGTTTCCCATCGTGAGCCTTTTTTCTTAACAGAAACTTCATCACGGTACTTTTCTAGGAGCTTGCCGAATGTAATCGATGGCGTTTTATTATCTTTGCCAGCCTTAAGAGATTCCTCCCAGACGTAGCCTTCTGCTTTCGTTGCGAAAGTTTTTACTTGCGCCTTGTAATTAACAGTTACTTGAAAACGCCACTTGCCGGATGCGGTCTTTGTTACGTTGGCCATGAGTAGTTAGAATGATGGTGAGAAAGTAGTGAGAATATATATCTTTATATCCCCAGAATCAACCAGAATCAACCACATATACCCATAAACAAAAACCCCGTGATATTTAGCTTATAAGCCAATAAACACGGGGTTTCATGGTGCTTTTACAACTCAAATTTGGTGCGAAAGGAGAGAAACGTACATCCTTATTTGGTAGTTCTTACAGAGGTAGTAGTTAGATTAATTGTTAGAATAAAATTAATGGTACGAGTGCAACTTCGAGCACCTCGATTATTTTAAAGCGCTTTATTTCGCCATAAATTAACCTATGAATTAACTATAAACCATTTTTATGCAAATAAATACACACACTCAACCAATGAGATTATTATATCGCATGGATAAAGTGATTGTGTTTTCTCTTTGGTGCATGCTTGCGCTAGTAACTAAAATTAGTTTTTGCGTCTTTACCTCTGTAAAGTATTGCGGCTTCATCAAAAGCTTTGGCGGCTTGAATCGGGTCTTTGTAGCTACCTAAATCAATCACATTCTTAATGCCGTTTTTGGTGATAGTGATTGCCGCTCTATAAGTCAATGTTCTCATTTTAGGATTATCATTTATCCTAACTCCTCTATATCCAGTTTTGTTTCTTAGCGAATGAATAGTTACTGGCTGGACATTGCCAAGCTTTTGCCATGACTGGTTACGTTTTATATGGCTTATTTTTACTTTTGAAACTCCATACATTGACGAAAGCTCTCTGTTAGTCAATTTTAAATTTCTAATTTCAGTAACTTGTTTTTCTGTAAGCTTGGCATTTATATTTTTAACGCCGTCTGGCAATCTGCCTTTAACAGACGCATCATGCATATTTGCTGCGCTATCACCCAAGAAAAGGTGATCTGGATTTATGTTATGTCGTCCAAGTTCTTCATGCTTATGGCAAACATGCAATTCGCCATCTATAGGCCCATTGATAAGTTCGTATGCAAATCTGTGTGCAGATACAGTTTTGCCTTTATACCAAAATCCACCATATCCATTGCCAGTTTTTCCACCCTTCCAAAGCCAAGCGTTTGTATTTGAATCTACGTGAATGTATTTAATAAAGCGTTGAACAGTGTCAGGGTCTATGTGATTTGAAAATCTGGTAATATCTATTTCAGCCATGATTGCCTCTCAACAGGTTAATGGTGGTTAGCTATGCAATTGAGCCGCAAACTCTTTTGCATAGCGCATACTACATCATGTCAATTCGATGCCAAATATAAGCGCCTACTGTGAATAACAAGAACAAAAAAATAACAAGCCAATGCTCTATTATTTTCCAAATTTCCCATTTAGTTTTCATGATTAAAGTTTACCACTAATTAATTTGATTGCTTATCAAATATATTGATGTATTTATCGTAAATTTTTTTCTCTTCATCTTCAAGCTCATTAATCATTTTAATTTTTTCACTAAGCGTTAAGTTTTCATTAAGCTTGATAGCGCCAATAGCATCACGCTTACCGTTAGCCATTTTCAACATCCTATCAGACATTTTTGACATTTTAATCAGCATGCCATTTTCATTTATAAAATCAGCAATAGCCGCTGTATCGTGTGCTTTTTTTGCCAAAGCTAATTGATCTGCAGCCATATCTGCTTCATTTTTTCTTTCCCAGAAAGCGGAACGTGAATCTGTTACGCCTGTTTCGCGTGCAAACTTACGTGCTATTGGAATGTCTTTAAGGTTCTGCGGAGATACCCCTTGCGCCCCCTGTTTAACGATATTTGCAGAATCAAAAGCGAACTGCCCCGCGCCACCCGTTAGAGATTTAACCCAGAATTTTAATGTTTCTGGCGATACGTCCACCACTCCAGATTTAAAATTACTGCCACCTGTAAAGCTATTAAGCTTTTCAGATACGCCATCATATAAACTACCCTGCGTACCTCGATTCATTAACTGTGAATCTGGCGTGGCAGGGTTCCATTTTTTAGGTGTTATTGGTCGACCAAAGCTATCCTCATTTACGCCTGGTGCTAACGCCATCTTTGGTAATGTTGGCAGTAGCTGGAATAAACCATTTTCGCCTTCCATTGGGTTCCCAACTGGCGAGAAGTTTGCAAACAAACTAGATGCAACACGATTGCCAAGCTTGCCATAGTTAGCGCCATCTTGCGTAGCATCTGCCATGACATTACCTAAAGACCAAAATACACGGTAGCCATAAGGCAGCGTCAATGTAAATTGCGTGCCGAACATATCAAACACAATGTTACCGTCCTTGATATAGTCTGGCGTTTTATTCCACTTATCTTTATCTTCATCATCGCCATTCAGCGCCATCATTGCCATTGTGAAGGCCATAGCCGTCATGCCGCCAGCAAGCGCTTGAGCTTGGCGTTTGTATGGTGATTCCATTAATGCTTCTTGAATTAACTTAGTGCCTTGTACGGCTGGATTAAAGAACAGGTAGAGCGCACCTGCTGCGTTTGATTGCTCACCTTTACGGTTGAAGTTCATCAAGTTTTTTGCTTGTGCCGCAGACCTGCCCTTGCTTATGCCGTTTTCGGTTAATGTTTTATAAGTCGCTACACGTAAAGCGTTTTCAGTAATGGCGTTAATACTTTCCATCAGTTTCAAAAAGTGCCCAATAATCGGTATCTTTTTAAAGCCTGCTGAACCCGCTTTTAAACTCGCCATTGTATGTGCTGCTTTTGCACTTTTACCGTTAGCAATATTTTTCTCATAAACCGATTTATAAGTCGCTAAAGCCCCTTGATACTCATTGTAGCTAGATTGAATATCATTGCCTATACGCTCTAAATCACTTAGATATGCGCCACCTGTAGAGCCGCCTTGTGCTCGATATTCATTAACTAAAGCAGATGAACCTTTATTTTTAAAGTGCTTAACCAACTCTTTAACAGCCGTTGGATAGTTAGCAAATATTTTTGCAGTAGTTACGCCACCTAAATTGCCTGTTAATGTAATCGCGCCTTGAATCGAGTCACGAATCGGGTTGGTAAAAATAAAGTCTGGGCTGTAACCAGTATAGGCTTTTGATAGCCAGTTATTCACTTCACGGCCTGCCGAAAATATGGCATTCAAATGCTCAACGCCCATGTTTTTATATTCACGCGCTGCAATCTCGTCATTAATTTGCAAGCGTATCGCATGCCCCCCCACGTAAACCGTCACTTCGTTATCAGCTAATTGTGGTGACGCTTGTAACATCACGCGCACAGGGTCTTTTGTTTGATCAACGCTAAAGTTTGATTTAGTTTGGCCAAACGCTACTTGTGATTGAATGTACAGCTCGGCTTCTTTTCGCGTGGCGAATGTGGCGGTATCAATACCTTTATTAGCCACCACATAAGCTGTTTCTCCTTGCTTTAATACTTGGCGCTTAACGGGCTTATCAATCGTGATAATGTCATCGTTTTTGGCCGCTAATGCAAAGCGAATTAATGCTTTTCCTACACGGTTTTTTTCGTCCAATGTAATAGCTGATTCGTGATCGCGCAAAATATTTTCAATAATCGCTTCATCGCGCAACCCATGGCCTAGACGTTGTTTGTTTCTAACACGAACATTTAAGCCTTGTCCAGTGCCGGTGGTCGTGCCAGCATCGTCACCGCCCTTAACTGGCACATACATTTCATAAGCGCTTTCCCAAGCCGCCACCAGTTCGGGAGTCAATAACCCAGAATCGATTTTTATTTTTTTAGTTTGCTCGGTAATTTTGCGCCAATCGTTAGCGATGCTTTTCAATTCCACAAAGTTTGGCAACTCTTTAAAAGCGTCCATTGCGTCTTGCGCTTCTGCATCGCTTACGCCAAATGCAGTTGCATCTTCTCTGTTCTGCAACTGTCTAGCGCGTTTGTTTGCCTCTGGCGCATGTTGCGCTTTTAGAAAATCGCCTATTTGTTCCATGCTTAAATCAGCCGCTTGTGTGCGCTTGATTAACGGCTCTACTTGGCCTTCTCTAAAGTCCTCTTTACGGGTAGATATACGCCCACTCATGAGCGTTTCCGCTAAGTAAACGTCTGCGGCTTCGTCTAATTCCAAGCCTTTTTCAACTAGAAAATCTTGCAAAACTTTAAAACGGTTAAACTTATCTTGGCCTATACGTTGAATCTTTTGCGCTGTGGTTTCGGCTGGTATTTCGTTGTTTAAATTGCCTTGCGATGAAGTGCGACTAAAACGAATATCAGGATTAGTAGGGTTGAAGTCGCCGTTGTTGCCGAACCATGCTTTGAATTGTGGTGTTTCAGTTTGAGGCGTGCTGCGTGAGTAGAACGTGCCTCTTAAGCTGTCTGCCAGTCCGCGATTCTGTAACTCGCGCACATACGTGCCCAGTATTTCACTCCTTCTTTCGCGGCTCTTTTCGCGTAGAAAGGTATTGTAGAAAGCTGCTCTCTTTGCCGTGCGGATTCCTGCGCGATAAGGATTGCTCGTTTCAGTGGCGTTGACGGTAGCATCTTGTGAACTTCCATCAACAATTCGTGATCCACTGTCGCCATCTGTTCTGGCGTAATAGTCGGATAACACGCGCTCAAAATCATCATTGGTGAATTGCTCACCATTGATGGTTGTAAAGTCTTGTGTTGTTGGGTCAAAGATGACATTTTTAAGTTCTGGTAAATTAGTAATTGCACCGTGATAAACAGTATAAATCAGTTCTTTAATGTTGTGTGCATCGTCACCTGTTTTCCAGTTGATTTTACGCACTGATTCGCCAAATTCTTTTGTTTTTTCATCGAATGAATAGTACAAATCTGGGTCTGTTTGAGCCACATGAGGCGCAATGTGCTTAGTAGTTCCGTACTTCAATGCACTAGACAGCATATTCTCTGCACGGCGGTAGAAAGCCTTGGCGGTTAAACCAAGCGGATCACCAATAAACACCTTGTCATTGTTGTATGCATAAGCTGCGGCCAGTGAATAAATACGGCTACCAATATCTGCGCCTGAACGTAAGCGAGATACGTTAATCCAAACCTCATTGCCCTTTTCATAGATAACGGCTGAGCGATATTTAGCGTTTGGTAAAAACACCTCCCAAGCGGTATCAGCGCCATCTAGTTTTGTTTGTGACTTACCAAATGGTTCAACACGGAATTGCGTGTTCATATCGCTGGCAATATCAGCTATATCTTTTGCATCAGATGGGGCGTTCTCAAAGAAATCTTCGTTTCTAGCAGTGAACTCAAGCGCAGCGGTTAGGAATGTGTCGCCTTCTGCTTTTGATGGTACGCGGTTGTTGCGGCTGTAATACATATTATTGCTTGAGATAAGGCTAACAACATCCTCGCCCTTAGCATAGCGTGAAGCCATTGAAACAATATCTCTAACATCAACATCAGTCATCTCAACATTGAATACCAGTTTTGCGAATGCCTTGATGCCATCAATTAAGCGCTGCCATATTGACCTAACAACAGGTGACATTTCAACATCTTGGTCGCCACGCTCAGCGATAAAAGCTAAAACTTCACCAGCCATTGCGGTATCGTCAATATCCGGCTGCGATTGTTTAACATCATCCCAAATGCCGCGAATGTACTTATTGCCTGCTTTATTTAATGTTTTAACTTGCGTTAGCAATTTAGGGAATAAAGTTTTATCAACTTCATTCAGCATGCTCTCAACCGACATATGCCCGATTGCTTCATGCGCAAACACTTCTCTTAAGCGCTCCTCACTGTTAATGGCATTGGTATTAATCCATATTTCACCATTTGAATATAGGCCTTCCACGTCATTGATTCTTACGCTCAATGCGGCCTGAATGTTTTGTTCGCTAGGTAACTGAGTGACCAACTCTAAGCGCTCAATGAGTAGTTGTTCGCTTCCGTTAATTTCCTCAATAATGCTTGAAGGAATTGGCAGTTTAGAATGATGGTCAACTAACTTTACCTTAGGTATGCCTTTGTGTGACTTCTGCAACTCATCAATAATTGATTGTGCTTTTTCTTTGTCCATGCCACGGTATGGGGTGGCATTACTACGGCTAAACATCACCACGTTGCCACTGTCGGTTTCTTTGGTTTTTAACTCGCCAAACAACGCATCGAACAATGGATTTATTTCCGCTTGCTCTGCTCTTGTTGGATATGGGTATGGATCTTCAAATGCGCCAAAATCTTTAGCTGCTTGGTTAGCAATCTCGTAAACGTCCTCATCTTCAATGTTGGCTAAATAGTCATTAGATCTTCCAGCGTCTTTAGACTTAGCAATTAAATATGCTTCAAACGCTCTCGCAGCCAACTCTTCTGCGGTACTCCAATAATCATTGGTGCGCGTATTGTCAATTTTAGATGAGCGTGTGTAATAGTCTGATTTGCGAATAGCATCCATCAGATTCTTAAATGCACTTAGCACTTCTGGCCTGATAGATTCATCCAGCTCAAAGCCCTGCCCTGCTTTGTATGTACGCTTTTGTTGTGGCTTCTGTGTTAGGTATTCATTGTCACCACGGGCTTTTGAAAAGTAATTGTCCATGGCATGAAACCACTCATGGCCCAAGCTACCAAACCCATTCACTTTAGTGAGGTTAATCACCACTTCACCACGTTCAAAATGCGCTGCTGCTGGATTTTTCCCACCTTTGCCACGCGCACCAAAAGCCAAGCCTAAAGTGCCGTTTAATGAGATAGCGCGAGGCGGTACGCCAATAATGTTCGCAAGATCAAGCAATGCGTCATAAGCATTGTTTAAATCTCTTGGTCGGCGTGATTGCTCTACATAGTTACCAAACTGTACCCCTCTAAAGCCAAACTCTGCGGCAAACTTCTCAGGTGTTACATCTTGTCCTAAGCGATAGTCAATTCCAACGCGAGGGTTGTTTGTACTTCTGCGCTCTGGGCGCACGTTTTTACGTTGCTCAAGCAACTGCAACAACTCAGCCTCATTGTCTGCATAATATTGGAACGCCTCTTTAGGTGATTTAAACCCACCTTTAAGGTCAATATATTTATTTGATGCGACCTTTTTACCAATGACTAAATCGCCAGTGGCGGTAACTCGATAAACGTCCAATTTCGTTTTACGTTCTGTACCTTCTGGTGCAACTTCAAGCTTAATGCGTAATGCATCTACGGCACTTTGTCGGTCATTGAAATATTCACGCTTGCCATTTGGAAACTCTAGCGCAGTTTTCTTGCCTGCTTCTGCAACGCCTTTATCAAATGAAGTCCATCCACCAGTAATTTTGTAGCCTTTGGCAGACTTAAACGCTGGATACCCAATTTCACCATACAGATTGATTCTGTCGGCAAATTTATTATTTACATTGCTCGCGCTTAATATACCTAATACATCATCAATGCTTTTGCTTCCGTTGATTAGTCCATTTGAAAACTCGCGCAAAGCAGTAAGCTCACTTACCCATCTACGTACCTTGCTTGGCATTTTAGGTTTGCTAGGAATTTCATCTCGCATCGCTTTGATTGCAGCAATGGCTTTAATATCCATGCCACTAGCAATTAGGTTATCGTAGTCAGGTTCAGGAAAGTGTTTAGATAAAGTAATGTCTTTGGCATCAGCAGGCAATTCATCGCCCATGGCTTTCTGATAGTTTTTCCAAAGGTCTTTTTTAGCGCCTTCTAGCTTCTCGCCGAAGTCATCAATGCGGCCTACTGGCGCTTGATCTGCCACATCCTCTTCTGCCGCTTCGTTTGGGGCACCATAAGCATCAGCCACCTCATCAGCCGTGACTTTACCTTCGCGCACATCTTTAATGGTGTCTAGCTTTTCCTTGCCTTTAACGCCTGCGGCGGTGAGCGCTTCTGCGGCTTTGGCTACTTCGTCATTTGCTTGACCGTTGCTTGATTGATTGGCTGTATTTTCTGCAACATCCTCGCCAGTGCTAGCTTCTGTATTTGACTGTTGCTTGATTGGCGCTGAGAACAAATCTTGCGCCCCGGCTGCTGCGGCCTGATCTGCTTCACTGTTTGAACCAGTTAGAGTGAATGTATCTTGATTGTCATTGCCTGAATTGCGCTTAGCGTCTTTTGCACGCTCGGCATCAGCAACGGCTTGTTTGGCGGTAGTATTGTCGCCTAGTAGGTCGGTTTTACTGTCTGTTACTTCCGCTTGCTGACTGGCGTTAGTTTGCGTTGTTGTTGTACTTCTTTCGCCGCTTCCAGTATCGCCATTCTCGCGCTCGGTGTTAATGACGCGAGCCTCTGTAGCAGTTTCTCTTTCCTCGTTTGTGGCTTGTCTGAGTTGCTCATTGATTTCATCCTCTGTTAATAGTTCTGCCGCCTCTTGAACATCGCTTTCAGCTGTTGCTCCTGCGTCTTGGTAGTATTGATTCGCTTGAGCCTCTTCAACAACTGCATACGGCAATACTGATTCACCGTTTCGTATTTTTTCCGAAAGGTAATCATACGCCTCTGTTGAATCAAAAGCATCATCATTAGCGCCGTTAGATTCAAGGCGCATGTTGTATGGTAGGTAATCGACTAAATCACCTGATTCAATCAAGCCCTTGAGTGAACGGTTAGATGCTTGTTTGAATACTTGGTTATATCCACCAGGCGCAAAGCCTTTTACTTCGCCTGTAACATCTTGTTTTTCAGATAGCTTAATGCCGCCAATGTCACGTAGGGTTGCTAGTAGCGTCTTAGGTTTGTATTGTTTAGGTGATTTTGGCTTTTGTACTTTAGATGTTGTAGCACCACTCTCAACGGTTGAGCTTGGGAATTCTTTAACATCATCAAGCAACTGAGCAATAGGCGCATTCAAACGGATTACATCAACATCGCCGCCTTTGTTTAATTTAGATAGCCATTGATGATGGCCGTCTAACACATGGTTGTCAGATGAAACCAAGATTGAACGGTCACCGCCTGCATACTTGCTTGCCTTCTTAACCTTGGCTTCTGAAAACTCTTGCTGTGTTGGTTTAAGTGATGATGCTGGTACCGTTTCTTGCGTGTGGTCCACGCCTCTAGCATTCAAAAAGTTAACCATCGCGCCACGGTGCTCTGCTTTTACTTGCGGCATTTCTGAGCGTGGAATGTTTAGCGTGCCAGATTCAGGACTGAATGCGGTCCACTCTTTGTTAATTTTCTCACCAACATGTACGCCTTTTACCTTTTCATCGACACGTTCCGCTGTTGTGTTTACGCTATCGACATTAGTAATGCCACGTAACTTCAACTCTTCATCAATTTGGCTAATGACTTTTGCATCAGTGGTCATGCTGCGCATCTTCGGCAAGAAGTCGTCTGTGGCTTGGGCGAATGGACGTGATACTGCATCTTCGCCATTAAGTATAGCTATTGCATCGTTCCCTTGTATTCCATTTCCATTAAGTTGATCGCTTCCGCTGCCTTGTGCAGATGCTTCGGTAGAGTTATCAATTGGTCCTGTATCGCTCCGTCCTGCAAGCTGATTAGGTAAATCTCCCAAGCTTCCTTGTATGTTATCACTTGAGCCTGTAATGGTTTCGTTAGCCAGCTCGGTAGTGGCATTAGTCGTATCGCTGACATTCTCATCCCCTAAAATATCGCTTGCTGGTATGGCTTCTGTGGCGCTTTGCACTTCTGCAAGTAAGGCATCATCACTGATTGAATTTAACAAGCCTGTTTGTGGCACGGGTATATCAATTGCTTTTTCAGCAAGCGCAATAGCGTCATCAATACTTGCATCGGGATTGGTAATATTGGCAAGCGCTGTATCTGCCTCGGCTTGTTTAGCGTCAAACTCAACTTGTAGTGTTTCAGCGTCAATGTCGCCTTGAGTGTTACCATCAACACGGACATTTGAAGTAACTTGCTTAAAAGATCCAGCACCTTGCAACGCGCCGACAACTGCACCTGGCACGCCTGCTGCTGCCGCTTCTAATAACCCTTGTCTGTTGATTTGTCCAAAGTCTATTTCTTCTCGATTGCCAAATGCGTATTCGCCAGTTTGTACGCCTAATCCTTGGCCACCACCTTCAACATATTCTTGCAAAGATTCTTTACCTGCAGTTTTTGCTGCATTAGCAAGGCGATTTACTGATGATGAAACGCCACTATTCCCTCTGGCAATTACGCCTTCCGCACCGCCCTTAGTAATCTTATTGCCTAGTAGCGTAGTAATACCAGCAATTGCCGCTGCCGTGTATTTAGTGCGTGCGTCACCTTCTGCCTCGCTAAATGCGCCGCCTGCGTTTACACCAACGTTCATGGCAATAGCGGCTTGTGTGCCTTTTTCACGGCCATACCTTGCAGCTAGCGTTTTGATTGACTCTGCATTACGCCCAGCATATTTAGCAGTTAAGTTCGCTGCTGCCTTTTCACTGGCTAGTTTAGTCACGCCTGCACCAACGCCACCACTTGCTAACATAAAGCCAAGTGAAGGGATTGCAACATCAGATAAAACAGATGGGTTTGCAGTTAAAAACTCTGTTAGTTGAATGCCTGTACCATTTTTTACAATGTTTTGTAGCTCAATAGACTTCTGGCGCAACTCTGGCGACTGCTTATCTGTCTGGTACTTAATGGCATCATCGAAGCCTTCACCCATCGACATAATCATGTCACCCACTACTGGGATGTAATTCGTGCCTAACCCTAAAATATCTGTTGCCATCTTCCCTGTTGTCGGGGCGATCTTAGCTACTGCCCTTACGGTATCAAGTGCGTAATCAACGACCTCTCTCTGTGGCAAGCCGTTTGCTATGGTCGCAATGTCGTTTCCGTCCTCGCCTTGCTCAACCATGTTTTTAGCTGTGTTAAAGTCAGCATTTGAGTTCTTCATGACTTTGTTAATTTTCGCTTCTTTGCGATTATCACCAATGCCATCTTCTTTAATTTCTTGATATTGTTTATCTACCTCTGATGCGACATTGCCTAGCCAATCTTTGCGATTGGAAAGTTCTGCTCTTTTTTGTGGTGTTGCATTTTCGTAGGAAGACTTAACTTTATTGAAAGTTTGGTCCGTGACTGGTGCGCCTTTGCGCTCAATGGCACGGCGATCATCAATAACCTTTCCATCCATGCCATCAACAACTGACTTGTATTTGCTATTTGGTGTAATAGCTTTAACAATATCGTCTTTTACTTGAGATAGGAATGATTGAGGCTTAGGCGATTCCGGCTGTGGCGCTTGTGCAAAATCCGCATCTATCTGATCCGCGATTGAAGGCATTGCTTGCGATATTTCTGCCTCGCTCATGCCGCCTGGGAATGTGATTGATTTACCGCGATATACTACGTTAGCCATGCTGATTATCCAGAAACAATAAAGGGTTGGATAATTCTATCCAACCCCACTTGTGTTACCAGAAAAGCACTATCGGTTATACGTGTAGTTACCGCTCTTATCTTTGCTTAGAGCGCCATTTGATTTCTCTGGCACCTTGCCTTTCTTTGTTTCTCTAATTTCATTGCCATCTTTATCATAATATGTTTTTGCGATAGTTATAACTTCATTATCGTCCTTACCCCATGAAGCCTTTTCTCGGCTGTAATCATCACGGCCTTTGCCTTTGTTTTCTGGCTTTCTTTTCCAGTCTGCAAAAGATTGATCGTCATCACTTTGTTTTTGCGGAGCACGTCCTGCTGCACTTACCTTAGCTTTTTGGCTAACCAATATGTTGGCCGCTTTTTCTGCATCGCCATCAGCCATGCGCCATGCTAATTCAAGCTCACTTTTTGGCACATCAACTTTTTGGCCACCTTCCAGCACTATTTTTGCTGTGCCATTAGATTTATCAAACGCCATGACAGAACCATCTTCAAGCTTAATGCTTTCAAAGTCTTTGCCTTTTGGTACCATCTTTGCAAATGTTTCAGCAGATTTAAAGTCACCGCCTTTCATGGCACGCTCGAAGCCATCTTGCATGGTTGCCTTGCGTGTAGTTTTAACTTCATCACCGCCAGATTTAACCATCTGCTCTTGGCCTTTTTCATCCGTGTATTTATTAATGACTGATTCAGGAGTTTTAGTCGTTTCCTCAACGTCAGCCATATATGCTTTATTGCGCTCAATTTCGGCGGCGGCGCGTTTATCCTCCATCGCATAGCCAGCTTCTTTTAATCGAAGCTCTTTATCCATCTGTGCATCAAGCAACGCCGTCTTTAAATCAAACTCTTGCTTCTGAGCCAGATCACGGCCTCGCCCCTCTGAATATCCTTTAGCCGCGCCTGCTGCCATAAAACCTAATAAGCCAGACATTATTCTGCTCCCTGATACTGTGATAAAGCTTGTTCCGATATTTGCCCAAACTGTTGTGGATCAACACCAAAACCGCGCATTAAAGAATCGATCATTGTTTGCATTGCTTGCGCAATAATCTCTGGTGCCATTTCTTCCTCTGTCACCGTTTCTAAAAACTCTGCAGCCTGTGCAAGTAGATATGTTCCAGCAGGTACAATCACTTCGCCTGGCATTGTCTGGTTGCTTTTTTGGTAAAGCATCGCCATTAAGCTCGCAATTTGCGAACCAAGCATTTCGCCAATATCACCTTCACTTTTATTTAGCATTTGAATAATATCTTCGTGCGTTTCCTCTGAGAATATCACCTTCATCCCAGCCTTAACTACACGCGCAAAAGCTTCTTGAAACTCTTTAGGTACACTTGCGGCCATATCCTCGGCAATTGCCGCTGGCTTTGCGTTAAATTGTTTCTGGTCCATTACGCACCTCCCATTTGTGAAAGCATGCCTGCACCAGATTTAGCTTGCTGAATTTGATTGTATTCTTCTGGTGTAACGTATTTCACTTCACCTTCAATCGACACGGCTATTTTCCCTGGTGTATTAGTGCCAGGCTGTCTGTTATAAACGTTCTGATCTTGGTTAACAGTCGCGGCACTATTGGGTTGGAATTGTAAGTTTTTTTGGCGCTGAGCAATCAGGTCCATCTGTTGCTGTTGTGCCGCAGTTTGTGTGTTTGTTTGGTCAACTCTTGCATCTGTAAGTGGCTGCAACTGCTCAAGCTCTTGACCCTTCATGTAGCCATCTGACAAGCCACCTAATGCACTGAGTGCGCCTTGGCTATTGTTAAGCGTACCCAATAAGCCACTTCCAACATCTTTTACGCCATCGACCGCACGACCAATGAATGATTCTGGCACACCATTCACATGAGTTAATTGCTCTGTACCACTTGACCTTAACGCACCGCCAATGCCAGAGGTGTCAGCCGCGTTAGTTGTAACGCCAGCCGTATCTTTAATGCCTGCGGCAATCGTGCTATCGCCAATACCAAGCCCCGACTTAATGTTACTAAAAACACTTTTAACTGCATCGCCTGATACTGTATTAAAGAAGTTAGATGTGCCATCTGCTGCGCTTGAAAACGGATTGACAAAACCACCTTCTAAGCCAGTAAAAGCACCAACGCCAAAACCTGCAAGCCCAGCAACCGCACCAATTGTGGATAATGCTTTATTGCCGGTAATTGCACCAAGACCACTTGCGATACCGCCTGCAATCATAATTCCACCAAGCAGTGTACTTGTTGCTGCCATACCTGCTGATATAGAGCCAACAGCGGCCGCAACACCAAGTGCTGGACCATTTTTTTCACCATATGGCGCACCCCTATGTGGACTTGCATATGGCATTTCAACCGACAATCGGCGAGTATGAGTAATAGTTTTGTACTCAATATTTGGTATTTGAATGGCGATCATTTTTCGTGTCCTTGTCTAGCCAAAAATATTCATGTTGCTGATCTTCGTGTGTTTTTTTAAAGCCAAACAACTCAATAAGTTTTTTGTATTTATCGTTCTTGTAGAGCTTTGTTACCAAGAACTCATGCTTATCTAACAATGCATTGACTACTTCATGCATCATTTGCTTACGTCCAATCACTTTGCGAAATCTTTTGTTAAGCGCAAAATGTATTTCGTTGTTTTGCATCATCGTTTCACCAATCTGCACGCCTTGATAAATGATTGGCTCAACATTCCATTTTAATAACGCAAGCTTCACCTGCTCAACCGTTAAGTGTTCTTCATTGATTAAATAATTCTGTATTTCTTTCATCATGCTGTTGGGAATGTAAGCAGGCCATCGAGGTTTAAACCGCCAATTTTCCCTAGTATGTTTAATCCTGTTTTTAATAATTCATTTTGATTTGTCACTGCCGCTGTCTTAGCCTCTGGCGTTAGGTCTGGGTTTTGTAAAATGTCGCTAATATTTCTCACTGACTGCTGGTAAAGTGAACCTGCAGAAGCCTCAGACTGCAGTATGGTTTTATAACTCGCCTCAATGTCTGCTAATTGAAGCTTGTTGCTTTGGTCCATGAACTGCTTAATCACTACGTTCTGCTCATTTGCATTAAAAATGTTTGTTTTGTTTTGCTCTGAGGCGTTGAACTGATTTGTTTGATTCTGATTTTGCGCATTGAACTTGTTAATGTCTTGCTCATTGCTAGCATTAAACTGGTTATTTTGCTGTGTCTGGCTCGCATTAAAAGTATTAGATTGTTGCTGGTTTGCCTGATTAGTATTAAGCACGCTACTATTTACACCAGCGTCATATTGAGCGATTGGAACCGCTCTATCCATTACCGCAGCCTGCCCAGCCTGAACCGCCATTGAGCTATTTAACATGCCCCTGCTATTAGCGGCCTGTTTTGCTTTTGCTGCGGCTTGTTGCATCAATGGCGAATCCTCACCGATTACCTTGTTAACTTGAGTGCTTAACAGTTCATTGTTGTTCACATCTCTAGTAATTGCAGATGTTAAGCCTGATGGTGCGCTTGCTGCGTTTGCCACTGTTGATGCTGGCGCTGTTTGTGTTGTTGCAAGCTGAGGCGTAGCGCTCATATTGTTGTAGTTATTAATCCCATCTGTCGGGGTCCATGACTGATTAGTTGTTGTCGCCATTTCTATTCCTTTTCACACCCTACTTGTTCGCATGCAGCATTCGCCCATCCGCGCAATCTGTTGTAATCATTTGTTGTTAACTTGCACGCACCTTCTAGCGCAGAATAACCTGCGTAGCACTCTCGTTCACGTTCGGTAAATCTGCTGGTATCGCTTGTAGCTTCTGGCAATCCAGAACTAACACGCTCGGCTTCGAGGCGCATGCGCTCAGTAAAGTTAAACTTAGTGCTATCAATACGATTTTCATAGTAGGCCCTTAGGTTTTTTGTTTCACGTTCGCGGTCTAGGTTAAATTTGGCGATCACTGCGCCGTGTTGTTTTTCACTTTCTTGCAGAGCCTTTTTAGCCACGGCTAACTTGGTTGCGTTTTCAGCACTACGCTTCATGGTTTCTAGTGCTATGTCGTCTTTAAACTGCTTATGCAGTTGCACTTGCTTGGATAAGTCAAGCTCAGCCTTATCAGCACGAGCCACCTGTGCGCTGTATTGTGAGTAGCAATACCAAAGCACCAGTAACGGCAAAATAATTCGCCAATACTTCATTACAAAGCCAGCAACATGCGATGCTAAAAGTTTGATTAATGTCCACGCAATCATAAAAGGTTGGCCTTAATCGGCTTCATGCCGCCTCTAACCCAAGCTGAAACGTCGAAATTTGGGCAGTCTTTTACCCACTCATTACGTGTAATTTGACCGTCACCATTAAGGTCTGGTGAATAATCTCGGTGGCCTTTGATTGAAATTCCCATATCTTTGTAAGCATTTAACGCACCTTCAACAGTTGCGTGCGGCTTGCCTTGGATAATTGATGATAGATTAATCAAGCAGGTACGAAGCGTTTCCCACTGCTCTGGTGTGTATTTATCAGTGCCGATTAAACAAATGCCAATCGAACCTGTATTACGGCCTTGTACGTGTGCGCCCAACTCTTCCAGCCCACGACCAGTTTCAATCTGTCCATCTACCGTAATCACGTAGTGATAGCCGATGCTTCCAAATTCTGGATTAAAGTTTCGCTTTGCTTGGCTATTACGCTTAAATCCAATCTTTGGATTGGCATGCATCACGTCAATATCTTTTGCGCGAATATCCTTGCCATTAGGCGTGGCTGAGCAGTGAATAACAATGTCTTTAACTAAACGCTTCATTGTCAGCCTTTCTTCTTGATTTATGATTTGTTTTATCAATTAGAAAGTGGTGTATAAGCGGATATTCAATGCTTAAATATTTTATTAGCCTAAAGTACGTTTCTGGCCACATAAATAATGCGATGGTGCACCCAAATAAAATGCTAGAACTATCATGTGTTACAAAAATAAGATACGGTCCACTCATCGCAGCACCAACATATTTTGCAATCATGCAGTATCTGTTTTCTCCATTTGTAACTGATGCCAAATAAATCGAATCGGCAAGTATATAAAGTCCAATTAACACGGACAGGATTAGTTGGAATTTCATTTTTTTACCTCAAGTAAATTGTATTTAGATGTAAATATCTGAATTAACCAATCCCTAAATGGCTTATCAATTACTGCAAATCCCAACATAAAAGCAACTGGGCGCTGTGGCACGTTATTAATATCTAGCCATGCATGAAATATCCACACAATCCCATGGACCATGACGCATGCAATAAATGTTGAAAGAATGATTAACCATATTGATTTGCTAACTCTTAATGCACTGTTTCGATAGACAGCCCAATAAGCACCACCAAATGCAGTAATAATCACTCCAATTGGCAAATCGAAAAGAGCGCTTAATGCTGCTGTTAATGTTGCAACTATCCATGGGCTGGTTGCGTGCGTTACTGGATCTGGCATTTTTTTCTACCTTACTGTTTTTATGTGCCAATGTTAGCAACGTCCACCTGTGTCATAACTCAGATGTATGGGCGTAAAAAAACCGCAATTAAGCGGCTTTTTAATGTTTCGGTTTATTTAATTTTTGTTTTCTCAAAATTCAGCGATAACAAATGCTGAGGTGTAATACGATGGTGATACTTACTATCAAACGGCCTTTGACCACCTGCTGCTAGAATGCTGGCCACCAACTCAGCACACGACCATTTATCATCTTCCT